TCTCGATCCTCAATGGGTCACGATGAAAACGAATCCGCTTGGAACTGAGATTCTCGGATATAGCATCAACGGTTACGAAGCACCTGCGAGCGGTGTCGGTTCCATCATTCCATTCTTCAACCTTGCAGACTCGGGATTATTGAATCGTGCCGGTCGCACTATCAGAGCAGCGATTGAATTAGAAAAGGCTGCCGAATTATATGCAAAAGAACCGCTACCAACGATGGTTCTCAAATCGACCGGCACGAACTTACCTTCGGAGCGCATCAAGTCGCTTTTGGAATCATGGAGAATAAGCCGCCAGAATCGCGCTACCGCTTTCCTCAATGCTGACGTCGAATTGCAGGCTTTGGGCTTTGATCCTAAGTCGCTTCAGCTTTCCGAGGCTCGCCAATACATCGCGCTAGAGCTTTCGCGTCAATGCGGAATCCCTGCATATTTCCTCGGTGCGGAAACGACATCGATGACGTATTCGAACGCAACGAATGAACGTCGATCACTTATTGACTTCTCACTTCGTCCGCTTTTGACCGCGATCGAGTCGCGTCTATCGATGGACGATTTCACGCCGGCAGGAACTCACGTTCGCTTCGACCTAGACGATTTCCTTCGTGGAAATCCTTTAGAGCGAGCACAGATTTATCAGATTCTCACCGGCATCGGAGCGATGACCGTTGAAGAAGTAAGGAAAGCAGAGGATCTCTTAGGATGAAGATCAATTTCCCAATGACCATCACCGCCGCCGATGTCGAGTCGCGCACTTTGACCGGTCGCATCGTTACATGGGGCGAGGAAGGCAATACCTCAGCCGGTCGCACTATCTTCAGCGAGAATTCGATTCAGTTTGGAAAGAACGTCAAGCTTTTGCTAGAGCATGAGATGAGCAAGCCAATCGGTAAAATGCTTAGCGCAGAAGTAACCGATACCGGCATCGAAGCCTAATTCAAGCTCGCCAATACAACCGCCGGATCCGACGCTTTGGTCGAAGCAGCCGAAGGATTGCGCGACGGTTTCTCAGTAGGCGTCAAGCTCAACGAATGGGCGAGCGAAGATGGCGCAATGGTTATCACATCCGCGAAGCTGATCGAAGTCAGCCTGGTGACAGAGCCAGCGATTGATTCAGCGCGAGTCGCTGAGGTCGCAGCAAGCGACGAACAAGTTTCCGAAGAGGCATCCGCTTCCGAGGATCAACCAACAACACAAGGAGAACAAGTGTCCGACACTACCGTTCCAGCTCCTGCCGTCGAAACGGTAGAAGCACCGGTGGCAGAGGTTCAGGCTAAGTCTGCACCAATGTTCACCGCTCCACGCGTGAATCTCAACGTCACGCCAGGGCAGTATGCACTCGCGCAAATCCGCGCATCGCAAGGCGATTCAGACGCTCGCGACCTCGTCGCAGCTTTGGACGTCGCAACCGTCGCCGAGAACATCGGCGTGGTTCCTCCAACCTACCTTCGTGACCTGATCGGTATCATCGATGACTCAATGCCATTCGCTGATTCTTTGGAGCAGGGAACTCTTCCAGCATCCGGCATGAAGTTCTATCGTCCGGTTATCGGAACCCAGGCAACCACCGCAATTACCGCCGAAGGTGTCGAGCTTGATTCAACCGATACCACCATCACATCGCTCGAAATCGACGTCGTGAAGATCGGTGGCGCAAACATCATCAACGCCGAACTCATCGAGCGCAGCGATCCATCCTATGTCGATGTTCTTCTTCGCGAGCTTGCAGCATCCTGGGCTCAGAAGGCTGATGCTTACGCATTCAGCATCGCAGCCGGCGCACCTGGTTCCTCATCCGGCGCGACACTCTACGGCGCAATTGCTGACGGTATTGCTGACGCTTACGGCGTGCTTCGTCGCACACCTAACCGCTTCCTTGCAGACACGGGCAACTTTGCCGAGCTCTTGGCGGCAGTTGATCTTGATGGTCGTCCGCTTTTCGCAGCAGCCTCGCCAATGAACGCAGCCGGTCTTATGACCCAGGGTTCAACCGCAGGCACAATCGCAGGTCTGGGCTTGGTCGTCGATCCAAACATCGACACCGGAACCGGCGTCAAGGGTCTCGTTTATGCGTCTGACGCAGCAACGTTCTACCGCTCACCTGCAATCCAAATCCGATCCACAGTTGTCGCAAATGCACAATATGAGGTCGGCGTTTACGGTTACGTCGCATGCGCACGCAAGTATGGAAGCGCATTCCGCAACATCACCGTTGCGTAGTTAGCCAATAGTCCTGGGTGGGTGTGATCCCGAGCCCACCCAGGATCCCTAACAGAAAGGAGCACTCATGCCAACAATTATCACCGCGAACGAACTTCGTGCGGTCTTGGGTGTTTCGTCTGCCCTTTATTCGGACACAATCTTGAATGACGTCATTGACACGGCTGAGAATGTCGTGCTTCCAATGCTCGTTCGTTACTCCAGCCCGATTCGCTCGGTGGAGCTTCAAAGTAACCAAGCCATTTTTACCTTCGACGCCGTTCAGGTGTTCAACGAAGGTCAGAGCGTCGTCATCGCGAATGCCGGCTCACCTTTCAACGGCACTCACACCGTTCTCGCAGACGGTCTTAGCGATACGACCTTCCGTGTGGCGATCACTAATGCCGATATCGCAAAACGAAACCTAATTCCGGCAGGAACCGCGACCCTAACCGGCGCAAGCACCTACGTAGGCGTTCCTGAGGTTGAGTCGGCTGTCCTAGCGGTCGCCACCGAGGTTTTCCAATCACGGAGCGCAGTGGGCGGTCAGATCGAAGGCGTCGATTTCCAGGTAACGCCGTTTCGTCTCGGTCGAAGCCTATTCAACAGAGTTTCAGGGCTTCTAGGGCGTCACATCGATCAGGAGTCGATCGCGCTATGACCATCGCGACCGAGGTTCGCGCCGCGCTCAAATCCTCGCTCGCTGCGGTTCCTGCCAATATCTACGACCACGTTCCCGAGGCTCCCCAGGTTCCTCACGTGTCGTTCGTTCCGGATGATCCATATTTGGAAATTGAGACAATCGGCAAAGCAACCTTGAGATTACGCGTCAACATGGTTCTCGCCGTTGGCGTCAACTATGCGAGCAACGCTGCCGCGCTCGATAACTTGGAGCAGCTCATCACTAGCGTTCTGACGAATTTGCCAGCCGGCTATATCGTTGGAGAGGTCAATCGACCAACAGTAACCCAGGTCGGATCCGCAAATCAGCTCGTCGCTGATATTCGGGTTTCAACCTATTTCCAAAACTAAGGAGCAGAAATGCCAACCGCCGTAATTACCGGTCGAGACGTTACCTTTACTATCGGTGGTAACAATTTCGACGCTCAGGCGACCTCAGCCGTTCTAAGCGGCGAAATGGTTCGCGAAACCTACGAGACACTCGATGGCAAAGCCTACAAAGTTCTCGATAACAATTTCACCTTTTCGGTTGAAATGCTCGCAGATTGGGGTGTTTCCGGTTCTCTTTGCGAAATCCTTTGGGGCGTCGCTGAGTCAGCACCGAACACCGGAATCAGCACCGTGTTCACCGCAGCAACAGGCGCGGTCTTTACTTTCCAAATTCTCCCAGGATGGCCGTCAGCAGGTGGAAGCGGAAACGATGCGCAGACAGTAACATTTGAGTTTCAGGTCATCGGCGTTCCGGCTGAGTCCTTTAGCTAATCGGAGGATCGGGATATGAAACTACCAATCACAATCACATACACATCGGGATCGATCGAAACCTACACCGCGCAACCGCCGGAGTGGGCTAAGTGGGAAAGGGAAACCGGCAACAAGATTACGCATGCCGAAGGAAACATCGGCATTTGGGATCTTATGTTCCTGGCGTATCACGCTCACAAGCGTCAAGCGGCAGGACTACCGGTGAAACCTTTTGACGTCTGGAGCCTCACGGTTGAGGACGTTGCGGCAGGTGAGTCCGACCCAAAAGTCACCCAACCGGAAGCCTGAGCCGGCTTATTGTCGAATTGGCGATAGCAACCAGAATTCCGATGAGTGAGTGGACGGATGCATCAGACATCCTGACCGCTCTCGAAGTATTGAAGGAGCGCAAGTGACCGAGCCAGCATTAGCCTTCGACAAGAAGGAACTGCGTTCGGTCATAGGCGCATTCAAAGCAATGGATGAACAAGCAACCGACGAAGCGAAGAAAATGGGTTATGAGCTGGCGCAATATGCGGCGCAGGAAGTCAGGAAAGCCGCGCTCACTCGCACAGTCAATCCGGTCGCGGTTAGGCGAATCGCAGATGGTGTGCGCGTTAGCAGAACCTCAAAAGTCGGTGAATTCTCTTATGGGTTCGCCAGTCAGCGTTTTAGCGGTGGTGGCACGACGAAAGAACTATGGCGTGGTTTTGAGTTCGGTTCTAATCGATTCACACAGTTTCCAAAGCGCACTCCAAGATCCTCGGGGCGTGGTAACACTGGCTACTTCATCTATCCGACACTCCGTCGCATTCAGCCTCAATTAGTCGCCCAATGGGTGCAATCCTTTGATCGCATTTTGAAGAAGTGGACTTGAAATGGCTGAATTCCGCACGCTGAAACTTTCCATCCTTGCCGACGTTGATAACCTCAAAAAGCAACTTGGTCAGGGTGAGAAGGAAGTCCAAACCTTCGGCAATAAAGTCGCTGAGTTCGGCAAGAAGGCAGCCCTAGCGTTTGCCGCCGCCGCAGCCGCCGCAGGAGCTTACGCAGTCAAGCTCGCCGTCGATGGAGTCAAAGCCGCAATCGAGGATGAGAAGGCGCAGGAGTCACTACGCCGAACCATCGTCAACGTCACCGGCGCAACCGAAGCTCAGGTCGCAGCGACCGAGGACTTTATTGAGAAAACCGCTCTCGCTACCGGTGTCGCCGATGATCAGCTTCGCCCAAGTCTCGATCGACTCGTTAGGGCAACCGGCAATCTGGAACAGGCTCAAAAACTTCAAGCTCTCGCGCTCGACGTATCGGCTGGTTCAGGTCGTAGCCTGCAAGCGGTCACAGAAGCCCTCTCAAAGGCTCAGGAAGGCAATCTAGGCGGTCTAACGCGTCTGGGTGTGGGTTTATCTAAGGCAGAGGTCGCAACCCTCTCATTCGATCAAATAACCCAGAAACTAGGGCAGACATTTGAAGGTCAGGCAGCCGCAGCCGCTAACACGTTCCAGGGTCGTCTCGATCGTCTCAAAGTAGGCTTCGACGAAGCTAAGGAATCGGTCGGGTTCGCGTTGCTGCCGATTCTCGAAAGACTGATCAATTTCGTCAACGCGAACGTTGTGCCGGTCATCAACCGTTTTACCGAGTCATTCGGTGCGCCTGGTGGTCTTGCCGATAACATTCAAAAGACGGTCGACATCGTGCTTCGGGTTTTGCGTCCGGCATTCGAAGGCGCGGTCAGCTTATTCAACCGCGTCCGAAACGCGATTAGCGACAACCGAGAATCGTTCAGCGCATTCGCAGACTTGATTCAGACTTACATCGCACCGACCATCGGCAAGGTTCTAGGTGGTGCCCTCAAAGGCTTAGGCGTCATCGCTGAGGGAGTCATCAAGGTCATCGCGACCGTCGCGAAAGTCATCACCGCAACCGTCGAAGCTGCCATCATCGGCATCAACGCTCTCATCAAGGCTTACAACGCGGTTCCGTTACTTCCTAACATTCCTACCATCGCAGCACCGTCAGGCGGTGCGGTATCACCTTCCGCGCCATCCATTCGAGCAATCGAGCGCGGTGTTCCAACCGCGAGCGCACCGGCAGCTTCGGCAGTCGCACCGGTGACGAATAACATCACGGTCAACGGAGCAATCGACTCAGAGTCAACCGCTCGCCAGATCGCCCGAGTCCTCACCGAGTCCGCATCGCGTGGCACAGGTGGCGGCGGTG